TCACAAGACTCGTTTGGATGATCGTCACGTCCCAGCGTTTTTTTGCTGCGGGCACCAAGCCGGTGACTTTGATTCGGGTGTGCTCGCTGCCGTTCCAATCGACCTCCAAGCCCGCTTCGCGGAGCGCGGTGCATATCACTCGCGCTTTTCTTTTTGTCTCAAGTGTCGGACCAGAAAAGCCCCAAGACAGATAGCAAACGCCGTCCTGTTTCAGGTATTCAGCATCTTGCATGTGATAAAAAACATATTCGTCGTATCGACCTTCGGGNATCTCCGCCAGCCCGCAGGACTGNCAGCACGTGTGGTGGGCCTTNGCAAAGAACCCCTGNTCNCGGAGCGCGGCNAACGCNTCGTCAATGNNACGTGCGATTTTGTTNGCNTCTTTATGCATCACTTTCTCCAAAAAAGTTGAAATGCGATCNTATGGGAGTTATCTTAGGTTTGCAACCTTAATTTGGAAAAAAAATGATCGAAATAGAAAAAAACATCCCCTTACCGCCCAAAGGCAAAAAAGGTCGGCATTTAAAGTATCAACACTTTGACGAAATCATAAAAAATTGGCAGGTGGGAGATAGCATTGCTTTTGCTCACAAACCAAAAAAGAACGAAAAGCACGCACGACCGCCTAAAGAAATGACCGCCTTTTTGGGCAGGGCACGGACGGCGGGCCAGAAAGTTGCAACGCGTAGCGTGTCGGCAGAAGGCGTGATGCGGGTGTGGAGGATCGAATAATGGCGCACAGTCTAAACAACTCCAAAGCAGCGGACTTTATGAAGCGCACATCCCAGTATTCCACCCACGGGTCACGTCGGGGTTACGTGGACCACGGCTCGTACATCGTAGAAACTGATTGGAACCGCGAAGCACTGATCCTTCAGAAGGTTGAGTTACAAGCGAAAATTAATGCGTTCCGCACCAAGTACAAACTGCCGAAAAAGAAAAAAATTGATGACCTGATCGTCCCTTCCATCCGTAACAACGACCGCCGAACTTACAAAAACATCAAAAAACGCCGGTCATATAGCGCCGAGGAGCTAGAACACATAAAGATGTGCGTAAAGAAGATCACGGCCCTTGAGGCACAAATTTTAAAAATTCCGCCGAGCCGAAATATTTCTACAAACGTGCAGCAACAGATGTTGGCTATCTTACACCAACGCAGCCCAGATCTTTACAACGCGCTCAAAAAAGAAGCCGCCAAACAAATTGCCCGCGCAGCGGCGGAAGCAGTTAGACCCGATGAGCTAGCGGACGAAGAACGAAAAATTTTATCGACGATCAAAGAACGGCAAAAAAGCCGGACGGAGCGAATAAGTGATTAGCGTTTCCGTGTCAACCCCTCATTGAAAAATAATTGAATTTGTCTAAGTTTTGTCTACATTTTGCTCAAAATTCTTCTGGCTTTCAAAGGTTGCATATGCGATAATGTGCATACCGATTGAGGAAAGGACCTTTTTCGGGGGCAATGTTCCACGTGGAACATCCCAGATCTTTAACAACTCGGAGATAGTGAATGGAATTGAAAGAAGTTACGACCAAGACAGGAGCCGATGGTAAACCTGTAGACCGCAGCGTGAAGAACGTGGCACTAACCGATCAGGAAATCCTGCTCATTTTGAAAACGTTCCGGCTACCGTTCGATTTGGAACAGGAGCTAGAGCATGCTCTAAACGAGCATCCCGATACGGTCTTTGAACTCTAAACCAACAGGGGCTTCGGCCCCTTTCTTATCTATGGAGAAGTGAATGAAATTATATTTAGCACGGGTCACGGACCAAGACGGCGGAGAACACGAAGTAAATGTATTTGCTACGGCGAAAGAACGGAAAGAATACATTCAACAAGTCCACGACCGTGGGGCGTGGGTTGAGATCGACAAACACACCTGCGAGTTTCCCGCGACCAAAGAGGGGATCGTCGCATTTTTTAACCGGCACGCTTGGCATGAGCAGTAGGGGGACGACAATGACAGAGAAATTCCTAGCCGCGATCCGCGCACAAGAAAAAGCCAAAGAACTGCCGCGAGGCAGATCGAACCCAATACTAGGCGATCCACCGAAAAAACCTTTCGCTCCGCTCACCGATGCAGTGCGACTGCAAATCCTGACCCTGCACCAAAACAAAATGCGCGGGACAGACATCGCCAAAAAACTCGGACTGAACGCCAATACCGTCCACAACACCATTCGACGGTATGGGATTCGCGATAACAAAGTAGTCAACTTGCAAAAGAATATGTTCGAGTGAGGGGACGGGGAATAGGGCGCGTAACGCGGTTCGCGGCGCTTGGTGCAAAAAAACCCGCTTCTATATAGTACTTTTCCAGAAAAAATATTTTTTGAAAAAAAAATTTCAAAAATGGCGGTACAGGCGGTACGGCGGTACATCCCTTGCAGGACGGGGCCTGTAGCCGTACCGGCAGTGTACCACCGTGATTCAAGCCGTTACGGGCTAAACCAAAAAACGCGTAACTGCATAGGAGTTTTCCGGAAAAATTTTTTTTCTTTTTTTTGTTTTGGGAAAAAGTTCTATATAGGGAAGCGAATTAAGGAATTGGGTCTTGACAGTGCGCGGCGGACCATTGTTAGGCTGCGACAAATCGCATAGGAGTTTTATAGTGTTTTGGCTAATTTTTAAAATTCGAGAATGGTTCAAACCAAAGCCCATCATTAACGCACGGCTATCGGAAAAATTGAAAGAACATCAGAAAAAGAAAAAGCTTGCCGATTGTGTTTTGATCAGCGAGAATTCGCATACACCTACAAACAAGGATGCGAATGATGAAACTACTGAACACGACAGCCAGCAACACGAAAATCAAAAAAACTCAGAACAAACCTAACAACTATTTTGGCAAGCCGATTAGAATGGCAAGCCTAAGCATGTTGCCCGACAACATCATTTGTGCGGGCAGCAAGGCAGCCGGTTGTATGGACGCTTGCTTGAAGGAAGCCGGACGCGCCAAGCAATTTGAGTTGATCAACATAGCCCGCCAAAAAAAGACGGATTACTGGCACGCCGACCAAGCCGGATTTCTCGCCCAACTCACACGCGAACTTACCAACTTTCAAAAAAATGTTTGCGAAAGGCAAAGCGTGCAGGGTGTGGTACGCCTCAACGTGCTGTCAGATATTCCATTTGAAGAGCACGACATTCCCCAGCAATTTCCTGATCTGTTTTTCTACGATTACACCAAGCTAGCGATTCGCTTAGGCAACACGCCAGACAATTACCGGTTGATGTTTTCGTATAGTGATCGGCACCAATACCGAAACCAAGTAGCCGCCGCGTTACCTACTGGCGTACCGATTGCCGTAGTTTTTAAAAATTCGATGCCGAGTGAATATCTTGGCCGACCGGTTATTGATGGTGACTTGTCTGATCTTGATAACGTGATGGCCGGACCGGTAGTGATTGGGCTAACTGCAAAAGGGCCTGCATTGCACGATGATTCGGGTTTCGTCGTCGACGGCAATATGATCCTACGCGCCGCCGCATAAACTTTTAAAAAAAGCTTGCAACTGACTGCCGGTATGCGAGTATTCGCATGCGGCAAACATTTAGGGCGCGCCGCACGCCCACAATTGGATAAAGTGATATGAGCATAGAAAACGAAAAAGGCACGTTGAGCGCGATTCTGCAAAAGATTCAAACTGAAGCCGCACGCAAACAGGACTACATCGCGAAAACTAAGGACTTGCAGGTTCAGACTGTCGATGGCAACACCAACATAGTTATAGAATCTAATCGCGGCATGCCGACGATGGAATTCCAGACCAACGAAGTAGCGTTCGGTCAACTGGCTAGCAACTGCGATATCGACGTAAGGACCGCCCGCCGGTTACGCGATAATGAAAACTATGCGCCGGAATTCGATAACCTAATTAATAAAATTCTGGTTAATGAACCCAAAAGCAAAATGCTGCGCACGTTTGATGGTGACCAGCCGTTAGTGCGNGCCATTGTTAGCGACAAGTTTAAGACGTTCGACAATGTTGATCTGGTAGAAGCCGCGCTTCCCCAGTTAATGGAATCAGAAGCCGAATGGCAGATAGTGAACGGCACCGTCACGGATTCGCGCCTGTACATGCGCCTGAAGTCTATGAACCAAGTCGCCGAGCCTGCTATAGGTGACGCGATGGCCAACGGCATCATGTTGCGCAATAGCGAGGTTGGTATGGGTAGCGTCGAAGTGATGCAAATGGTGTGGACGTTATGGTGTCTTAACGGCTGTAGCAGCGAAAAGAAAAGCCGCCACACTCACGTCACCAGCGCACGCGGGACCGAAGATTGGTCTTTGCTTACCAGCGAAGCAAAAGACGCGGACAATCACGCGCTGCAACTCAAACTTCGAGACGTAGTCGCCGGTTACACTTCCCGCGATAGTTTCGACGAAGCCGTCGAAATGTTCCGGATCGCGCACGGGGACATTGTCCCGAATGGTCTGGCGAATCCCGCCGCCGTCGTGGATAGCGTTGTTAAAGTGCTCAGTCTGCCGAAAAAATCGGCGGGGGATATAATGGCCGGATTGATGCAAACGATCCAGCAACCGGGCTACACCAACAAGCCAATAAGCCGGGCAACAATAGTGAACGCGGTCACTGCCGTGGCGCATACTGCCGATGCGGACAGTGTCGACGATTGGTATTCCAACGGACGCGCCGTGCTAGATCTGCCGCGCAACCAATGGGAGACAATTGCGCAGACGCCTATGGCTGCCTGATCAGGACCGCCAACTAACCCGACAAGCCCGCCAATGTGCGGGCTTTTCTTCTATATGCGATTAGTCCTATAATCCGATCACGCCATAACGGCGCAACATAGGAAAATTAAAAAATGGAAACAGTGATACAGATTCGACCCGCAAAACTTTTGCTTAGCTGGCAACATGACCCGCAAAAACAATACCCGTTTTTCGACAAGCCAAACCTCGAAGAGGCAAGCGGGCTAATTCCTGATTTCTTCGAGCGGTCTTTGTCTCTGACTGAGTCCGGCAATTTAGAAACAATTGCGGATGGTATGGACGAACTATACGAATTCGGCGGCTTTGCCCAGTACCCGCTAGACGGGGAGTTGAAAGCTAATGGCACCTACGTTAGCGGCTATGCCGACGACGAAGATCTGCACCCATACATTGCAC